GGCTCGGCCCCCGGTTCCGCCCCCGGTTCCGCCCCCGGTTCCGCCCCCGGTTCCGCCCCCGGTTCCGTCTGGCTGCTCCACCCCTCCCTCATCGCGCACAGCGTTGCTGCCGTCCTGAGCGGCTCTGCCTGCCGCCCGGGCCGCCTCAAGGGCCTTGAGCCTTTCGCTAAATGACATCTTACTGCTCCCCAGCCTGATTTCCTAAGGGTCGCCTGTTCCTGCGCTCATCAATCTGTTCCGGAGTAAGCGGAACTCCCGACTGGAGCAGGCCAGTGTTCTTGGCCAGATCATCATAGAGTTCTTGATCATCTTGGCGAGTAATCTGGCCCTGCCCCAAGATCTGGCCATCCTTTCCTACGCGCCTGTAGCTGAAGGCATCTGCGTCTGAATCAAACGTGATGACTGTGTCTTCAGTTTCGCCCGATTCACGATACTCGTTCACGGGGAACGGCTTCATGACCGGGGGGGCGGTTGGCACGATGAGCCCCGCAAGAGAGTCGGAGAGTGGCGCAGCGCCTGCTTCAAGCGCCTCTGGGCTCGGACGAAGGCCGGTGACCCGGCGCTCGGCGCGCATCCTTTTGCGGTCTTCCCTCAGGTCCTTGCGATCGGCCTTCCTGCCCTGTCGGGCACCGCGAAGCGCACGCATGCGCTCCACGAACTGGTCGAATCGACTGGACTCCGGGGCTGCCGGCTCCTGGAACGGAGGAACGTAGCGCTCAGGTTGTGCATCGCCTGGCTGACGCTGCCTCGCCGCAGCGGCGGCACTCGCAAACCCGGCGAACTGCTCCTGCTTCTCAGGCTGGCCGGTGGCTTGACCCAATCGAGCTTCAGCCTGTCGCCGCATATCGGGCGCCTCCTGTGGCTCAGGAGCAGACCGCTTGGCGGGAGCTCGATCTTCCTCTGCGAGGGCCTCCCTCGCGCGCCTCAGAGCTTGAGCTCGCGACATGCCCGCAGTCCTGCGCTCTTCAGCAAGCATCTGGAGCTTGTCTTCGTCGGACAGCGGAAGGCCTGGCCCAACCTCTGCCGCACCGGCCTCCCTGGCGAACTGGGCGCGGGTCCGGTCGTCTTCGCGGCGACGCAGCGTCTCCCTCCGCTCTCTGGGGAGGAAGCGGTCGTCACTGTCAGCCAGATCCAGCTCCAGATCCTCGGTGACATCGGGAAGGCCCGCGACACGTTCTGGTTCTTCGCCTTCAAAATCTTCTGGACGCTCTCGCGGACGGGGGAGCTCTTCTTCTCCGAGGAGGTCGTCCTGGAATCGCTTGCGCTCTCGTTCAAAGAAGCGCTCATCTGCCCGCTTGCCGATGCGCTCCGTCAGCGGAACGCGGATATCCTCGACGACCTCAATCTTGGTATCGAGTGGGACCTCGATGATGTCGCCGCTCTCAATGTCCTGGAGAACCCGAACGCCACGACGAATGTCGCCAGCGGTCAGACGGATCTCCGTATACATGCCGGACCCCGAGGCCTGACGGTCGGGAATAATCCTGCCAACAGCCCTGCGAAGATCATCCGGGGCGGGGATCTTGCCCTCGGCGACCTTCATGATTGCCTCGTATGGGCCGACGTCTTCAGGCCCAACCGTCACAGACTCACCCTTCTTCCTGCCCCCCACATCCTTATTGAAGGTGTACGTGAAGACCTTGGTCTCGGGGTCGAAAGTAACGGTGTTCCCGTTGTCCGTGAAAGAAGCCGCAGACGTAGGGAAGATGTACCGATCCAGCTTTGCTTTGTCGCCGAACAAGCTCTCCTCAGTAACAGAGACTACGGAGCCGTCGGCAAGGATCTTGACGGCATTAGGATCACCGTCTTTATACGCGATATGCGAGATGCTGCCGTCATCCTCCCTGTACTGAACTGAGCCGAAACCCTCTTCACCAGAAAGAGCGCGCCTGGCATAGTCCTGCGCCTTCTTCTCCGTTTCGGTGAAGGTCTCGACGAACTCTTCTCGCGAGGGCAGGGACACCATGCGGCCACGACGCTTGGCCAGCCGCATGCCGGTCCGGTCCTGCATCGCGAACAAAATGACCGCGCGAACGTCATCACGACCTTCACGATAAGAGGCCTCCGAACCAGCCTCATCCGAAGTCCCAAGGCGAAACCCGTTCGACTCTGCCCACTGACGGAAGTTGGGATTGGCAACCGCCCTGGCAAGCGCAGCCCTCGCCCTGTCCCGAGGCATGGACTGGAGCAGAGACTCGATTCGATCTCGCTGCTGCTGCGCTCCAGTAAGCTCCCGGTCACCTTGCTCCAGAAGCTCTACGCCCTCATCGACCAGCTTTTGGGCCTCCTTAGGCGTGCGAACCTTAATGGCGCGAAGAGATTCACCGAGGTCGCCGAGAACCGTCTTGTCAAAGACTGCATCCTCATCTGTCTCGATCCGCCTCGCCTCGTCAACAAAGGCCTGAGACTGATCGATCGTCTTCTGAACTCGGGCAAAAGCTGGGTAGGTTGCCGCGACCCTTTGCTTCAGATCCTCGATGGTCTGGCTGGGAGCGCCTTGCAGCTGAGCACCAAGGGTGACCTTGTCTCCATCGAGACTGAAGAGGGTCGGGTTCTCCTTTGAGAACTTCAGCAATCGCGCATAGACAAGCTCATCTGAGGCCGCAGATAGACCTGCGCTGGTCTCCATGATCGAGTCGCCCGTAAGCCTCTGAACAACCAGAGGGGCGTTGTCAGCGCCCTGGACGGCCTGAAGAACGCGGCTCATGTCTGGCTCTAAAATGCGCTCCTGCTGCTCGGAGATGTACTTCTGAGCCCTCTGACTGGCATTGATAACCGCAACACGGACCTGGGTCGCATCACTCGCTCGAGCCTTGCGAAGGTCGGCTGAGAGCTTGTCAACCGTCTTCGCAATCTCAAGCTCTCTCTTGCGCTCCTCGAGATACAGCTTGGCGACACTGGATTCGCGCTTCTTGGTGAGGTTCGCGGTGATCCGACGGAGCTTGATTAGCTCCTCTTCAAGCCTGATACGATCCGCCATGTCCAGGACGGGCTCGTCTGGGTTGATCCCCATAGAGTCCACGACCAGGTCGAAAAGCGAGTCACCGCCAAGGCCAGAACCATCAGAGACAGACATCAATCACTCCCGTCATCAAGCGGTTGCAGCAGTCTCTGCTGGGCCCGCGATGGCGCCTGAAGCCAACGAGGTTCCAATCTGTCGGCCCATTTCTGCGCCCCTCTGCCTCATCTTCTGCAACCGCTTCTCGTACATGCGTTCTGCGGCTACACCTGCCTCCAAGACACCCCTATCCATTCTCTGGGTCGCCTCTGCGGTACGCTGAGAGATGTCTGCTGCCGTCCGACCAGCCTGCGCCTGATTGGCCATCTGAGCCTGGCTGATGCCAGTCAAGGCGTCCGTAGCGGCCCCGCTTCGGCCGAAGCCGCCACCCTTGACGACGTTTGCAAGCATCTCTCGCCGGGCCATCCGCGCTTCTTCACGACCGCCCTCTGCGGCACGGCTCGCGTCTTGGCGCATCTTTGCAGCACCAGATCCGTAGTCGCCAGAGATCTGACGGGCTGCTGCCTGTTCCAGGGCCCTCTTCTCTGCTGCGCCTGCCGTAGTCTTCTCAAACCTCTCGCGCATCTTGCGCGCCTGGCGGCCCTTGATGCCGCGACCGATAGCCCCGGCGGCCAGACCAGTGCCGGCAACGATTGCTGCAGATCCAAGAAGTGGCAGTGGCATTCGCTTCTCCTACACGCCGAAGGCAAGCACGCGGGCGCTCCGCACGCCGAAAGTAGCACGCTGAAACAAAAGATGGGCATTCCGCTTTTCAATCAAGCCGTACTGCGAGGAGTCCGTGCTTCCGTCTGACTGCTTGTCGGAGAACGAGTAGCGCTGGCGAGGCAGCTTGACGTGACCCGTAGTCCCTGAAGATCCTTCTGACGTAGAGGACTGGACGCGCTTCAGGCTGACCGACTCCATGTACAGACAAAGCTGAACGTCATGAACACCTGCGTCCAACGTCTCAAGCAAGTGCATGTCGTACCAAGTCGCGGTGCGCCGCTCGGAGTAGTCCGTGTCGCTTGGCACACTTGCCGTATGACCTTCTCCAGTATTGACGCTGTTGACCCTGTAGCGGGCGGTGTTCGGAAGAGGTCGTCTGGTCTGATCCTTGATCACACCGTCAATCTTCCACCCAACTGCAAGACCAAAAACCGACTCTCTACCATCGATAGTGCTGGTCGGAACCGTCGAAGTGTCGTAGGTCTCAGTAGTTATCGGCAAGTAGCAAACACGAAACGGATGGCAGAAGAAGCCGAGCCGCAGCAGGCACTGCGATCGGTGAGGAAGATAGAAGCGAAGCCCGCATCCAGGAACAGGATTCCACAGCTCTGCGGGAGCGTCGGAAAAGCTGAAGCGCGATGGAGAGCCTGCGACATCCGTCGCAAAGGCACCCTGAAAGCAATCAATGCCCTCCAGGGCGAACGCATCGCTGGTTCGGATCTTCAGCTGAGGGAGGATGTGCTCTGATTGGACCTGAAATCCGGTACCAAGATTCCCCTGGTCCAGGCCTCCATTCGCGGTGGACATCAGGCCACGGCCACTGCCCGTGTCGTAGATGTTTCGCGAGTGCCCGTCTGAATCAAGCACCGCTCCATCGTTATAGACATACGAAGGGATGATGGTTGGCATCAGTCTGCTCGGAGGATGATGGCGGAGAGCTGTCGGCGGACAACAGTCATCGAGTGGGTGAATGTGTATGAGCCACTTGTAAGAACCGTTGGCGCCAGGCAGCCAACGACGGCCACGGTGTATGTCGCCCCAGAAGCTGCCGCAGGGAGCGTGAGGACCGACATTGTCGGAATATTGAGATGCACCCTGGAGATTGAGGACGAGTTTGAGGCAACAGTCGAGGGGTTGTAGACAAAGCTGTTCTGGGTGTTGTTGAACAGAACTACAGAGTCCTCCATGACAACCCAGTCGGTCCCCCCGTTGGTGCTGTACGCCAGAGCGATCGAGCCAATGACATCGTTCTCGCGGCCATCACAGGGAATCCTCTCCAGCCGCTCAACATGCACGTCGGTGAGAACAAAGAGCTTGTTGCCTGCTCGCGACGAGGTGTATGTGACGTCGCACTGAGAGAAGATCTGCCATGTTGCGGATCCCGAGGTGCCGTCCACCGCAGAAGAGGCAGGGCTCGACGAAGCCGGCCAACCAGGGAAGGTGTTGACTGTTGAAACTCTTGTCGTTGAAGATGCAGTATTTGAGTTGAGGTATGGCTGAGGCAGGTGAACGTCGCGAAGAGCTCCCCTGGACAAGGCTCCGTCTGCAACAGCATTGAGCTTCGTCCTGGACGCAACAACCGAGCTGTCGAAGGCAGCCTCCGTCACAGGTGACTCTGAATCGAACGGCGTGACCTCAATCGAATCAAAAGTTGATGATGCCCGTGGAATCTGTGGGATCTCAATCATCACCAGCTTGCGCGTGTAGACCGAGATGATGTCGGTGTACTCTGCTGGGATGGTCTGATCAGCAAACTGACAGCGCCTCGCCACGAGCTCAATCGTATGAGCGCCCGCGCTAACAGGAACAACCACGCCAAAACGGACCGGGTAGATGTAGTTCCCGATCTGGCCAAGGTCGCTGTCTTGCTCAACTCGAGGCCCGGGAGCGTTTGCGAGAAGCTCACCGATGCTTGAGATTGGGTAGGCGACTGACGGCTTCTCTCCACGTGGAGCACCGTCATACGGATCCTCATGTCCCGTGATCGTCCAAGGGAGGATGGCTCCATCAAGACGGATGGCGAACTGTACCCGCGCGCCAAACACGGTTCCCAGCAGGCGATCAGCGATGTTTCCCGCCAGATAACGGCCAGAGAAAGAACCATTGTTAGGGGCTGCTGGGGGCGAGTTGCTGTAAGAGGACACATCCATCGTCTTTGGGCTGATGGAGTACTGCAGCTGCGCCTCAATCCAAATCACTGCGTTCTGATCTGTCGTCGTTGCGGTCGTTTTGCCCAGACTGTTGAGCTCCAGAGCGTGCCAGCCGGCGTCGTTCGGGATGCGGTCGGCTGTCGTGATGTTGGTGAGCTGAGGGAGTGCTCCAGTGCCGATGTCAGGATCAACGATCTTGAACTGGCTCTGCACGGTATAGAAGGCGCCGCGAGCAACGCTATCCTCAGGAAGTCCCCTGAGGCCTGGGGCGACTCCGCCCTTGAGATTGTGTTCGTTGAGGCCCCCGCTGTAGACCTCTGTCACAGGAATGATGTCGTAGTTGAAGTCCAGAGGGTCGAGGACATCGCCGTCTGTCAGGACTCGCTTTGGGAAGATGTACGGCATCAGACGTCCGACCTGCGAGGAACGCGGCTGTTGGGGTTGCCCATTGTTGCGATGCTGACATCAAAGCCAACCGCAGCCAGGTGAATCACACCATCAGCAGCAGAGACCTCTACCTCAAACGCCCACAGGCGGGAATCGTTCAGCTTGACGGGAACCTGGCGCCAAAACAGCCGAGGGTCCCTGGTTCGGGCTGTGCCGATAACGGCCTTGCCGGCCACATCTGAGACAATCCCCTGACCAGAATCTGTCCCCACAGTCTTGAGGTCTGACATTGAGACAGCCTCTGCCCAGGAACCATTCTCGTAGAAGCGGACCGTGATGTCCCCATCGAAAGAGTCCAGCATGCCGACATACATCGTCCGGATGGCTGCTGGGGTGAGCCCGTTCTGCTCAGGCCTCAACCAGTTGCTACGGTAGCGAATGGTTCGATCAGGGGGCGTGTAGGCCACTGTCTCGCGATCCAGGACATACACGTCGTTGGTCGTGGATGGAGACGATACTGGAACCCCACCGCGAGTAGCGGTCTTCAGCTCATTTGCGGCGATTAGAGTGTACTTTCTCCAATCCTTGGTGGTGCAGATGTCGCGAATGGCCATGCCATACCTTTTTCTGCGCCATCCGCCCTGACCAAAGCACAAAACCAGGTTGTTCTCGCTGGACCCAGCCTCCGCCACCGCGCACTGATACTCCATGGCTTCGTAGCTGTACGACGCCACAGACATGCGCTTGCGGCTCTGATTCAAGAACTGGTGGACCGTTCGGTCAATCACTCCACTCAGCCTCTGAATGCCGCCCTCGGGCCTCAGGCCATAGAAACCGTCCCTCCCCATCCAGATCAGCTGCCCATCAGGCATGGCGACAATGCTTCGCGGAGCGACGCAGCCGATGCCCTGCGACAGGGGGATGGGCGCCGAGAACTGCTGGAGGGAGTAGACGGTATCCTCCGTGAAGGCGAGCAAGCGTCCCGCATGGCTCGCGACTGCAGTGATCTCCGCGCCCCCTGCATCCGGGACCACAAACTCGTTCCTGACGAAGGTGCCGGGCGCCCCAGGCTCAGAACGACGCACGATACCTGGATCTCCCTGGGTGTTCGCGATGATGAGGCGACCCTGATGGGTACACATCGTGCGGAAGATCGGCACCTTGATCGTCTGAAGAGCTTCGTCGCCCAGGTACTGGTCGGGGAGGTTGTCGGGGTAGTGTCGAACTCCAGCACCCGCAACGCGCGCCAGGAGCCTGGGCTCGACCCCCTCACGCTTTGTGTCAGGGGTGCGGTAGATGCGAATCGCTGCCGTGTTGTGAGGCAGGCGGTTGCTGATTGAAACCACAAACTGCTTGAGCAAGTCATCGATTTCAGTGTTGTCAGAGTCCGGGCCGTTGATGAACTCAGTGGTCCCACCTCCGGCAGAGTTTCTGGCAATGCGAGCGAACCAGCCGATTTTGACCTGACCCTTGATTGCAGGGGGGCCAGCATTTGCGGTTCCCAGGCGTGCCGGGTTGCTGGCACCAGACAAGGCGCTCAGGTTCCCGAAGAAGTCCTCAAGCTGAATGTAGTAGAACCAGGATCCCGCGAGCACCGAGCCGGTCACGCCATCCAGAACATCTCCGATCGTTCCGATGCGGCCAGGCCACGAATAGCCTCGGTAGTTCGTCTCCTGCTGATACCGGGCCAGCGCCCTCTTCCCGTTGTTGGTTCGATCCAGCGGAGAGCTTGAAAGTGAAGGAACAAGCTGTTGACTCTGATCGATCGTCGGGATTGGCGTCGGGCTCAAAGCCTGAGGGCTGGGCGGCGGGGAGCCGAAGCCCAAAGGAAAAGACATCCCCTCGTAGGTAATCAGCCTCGGCCGGTCCACACCGTTCGTGAAGATGATGCGGTCGTTCAAGACCACGTACTGATCTGGGTACGTCGTCCGAAGCTCATCGGAAAGCGGAACAGCAGTAGACTCTGAGACTACGAGCTTTGCATACGTCCGGCTCCACCCATTGTGCCAGTACAGGGCATCCCCCCAGCGGACCAGCAACATGTCGGTCAGGCCGCCAAAGAGGCGCGTGTGGAAGACCGAATGGATGTTCTCGCTGCGGTACGACGGGAGCTCTGCGGGAGGAGGCTCGTAGATCGTGATTCCCGATGAGGACTTGAGCGTTTGATCTGACGTCGCGTCGAAGTTCAGAATCTCCCGCCCAAGCTCACTCATGCCGTACTGAACCTCCGACTCCCCGAAGGGAATGTACAGAGAGATCAGTCGCTGACGATCTGGACCTGCCATGGGCTACCTCCCACGCACAGTATCACGCCGTCGCTTTGTCCGTCTGAACGAGCTCTCGCTCAGCCCACTTCTGGGCGATGATCTGCGCGCCGCCCGGCATGCTCTTCAGCTGAGGGCATGCCACGTACACCCGCTTGCGCCACTTCATGTAGTGCTCTCCGACGTCGGGCGTGGGGATGTTCAGCCGCTCGCGGGCCACACCAGGGGGCTTCCAGGTCTTGGCCAGCTCGTCGAAGTTCCAATCGTGAGGAACCCAATCGAAACGACCACGGTACTCCTTGTCGGAGCCCACGAACTCAAAGCCGTTGGCCGTCGTAATGGTCGCCTTCCAGATGTCCGGCTCATCCTCTGGCCCGATGATGGCGGTAATCATCGCCTCCTCATACTGACCGTTGAGGTTGAAGCGGTGCATCTTGTCTCCGAGCTCAGGGCGAGCAAAGGAGAAATACTGGTTTCCAGACAAAGGAACCTCCGAGGTTTCGGCTACATCATACCACCAGCGTGTCAACCCGTCGAGGTGAAGGTGCCGTAACGACGCCGCAAAGCGTAGCCTGTGAGCGGTACCGGCTCGACAATCCTTCCAGGGTTGGCATACCGAGCCCGGAAGCGCTGAGCGAGCTCTTGGAATCGATCAAGGTGAATCTGGGCTCCAGACTGGTCTGCGCCATCAGTCAATGACACGTAGTACAGGCAGAGCTCAATCAGAGCCGGAACAGCATCTCTTTGGATCGGAGCGGTATCTGTATCGAACTTGAACTTCCGTGGAAGCCTCAAGACCCTGAAGTCAAGCTCATATCGATTGTCCGGATGAGGATAAACCTTGTGAGCATAGTATCCAGTGCTGTGCTTGAGGGGCCGGAAGTAGTCTGGGGTCACACTCCCATCCCAGATGAAAGTGGCTGCACCAGACGTGTTGAGGGAAGAAGGCTCAACCTCGGCAAGCAAGTAGAATACGCCTGCAGTCTCGACGTTTGTAAACTGAGCATCACCAAGACCGAAGACAGAGTCTCGAGCGATGTAGAAGCGAATGCGGTATCCGGAGCGACCTTGACGCCTGGTGCTGGGGACATCAAAGCCCGTCATCGCGTCGATGTTGGTTGCGATCATCCGAAGCGCCCCAGAGCCAGGGGCCAGGGTGGCATAGTCAATCGCGTCGCTCACCGGGCTGGGTGCTGACTCAAACTGAGGGTCGCGCACATCCAGCGGGCTGTCCTGCCACTCCTCGTCTTTGCGGCCCTTGACGTAGGTGTAGCAGACCCGGAACTTTCCTTGTCGTTCAGGACCGGTCCATGGCGAAGTAGACTTCTCTTCGGAGAATGCTTTCAGGATGGGCTTGCGGCGGGGCGCTGGAATCTGGACATGGCGGGAGCGCCACATCCGGAATGGCCGCCCCTTGACCTCACCGTTGAAGTCCACCATGTCCTGACGGTATGCGCCACCAGTATCGATGGCCCAAACCTGCTGCCGTGTCTCGTCGAAGATGCGAGCAGGCTCCAGGACCTCCATCACATCGTCCGAGAAGAAGAACTCCTGCATGGTGATGCGGAAGTCCATGACGTCACCCACAACAAGGGCAGCGGGCCATGGGCGGTCAATGGTGACGTAGTAGACCCCGGTATCGACCCACCACTCCAGGGCCTGCCGTCGATGCTTCTGGCCCTTTGGGTCTGTGAACTCGAGGTGCATGATCGAGTCCCAGGTACCGTCCGTGGTCGGCGTCCATGCGCCCGACCTGACGAACTCCATGACGCGGGTGTCATTGGGCTCGATGCGGATGGTGGCGTTGACGGAAGCATCGCTGCCTACGACATCTGCCAGCAGCACAACGTGCTCATCGTCTGGAACAAGCGCCTCAGGAACGTCCCCCGCCAAGCGGTCCAGGGCGACATTGATCGCCTTCAGGATGCGCTCATTGTAGGATTCTCCAGGACTGTCCGTCGCACGGAAGTCCAGGATGCGAGCACGAAGCTCAGATAGGCTGACGTTCACAAGACCTCCAAGCGCAAGAAGGCCCGAGGGTTGCCCCCCGGACCTTCATCGTAGCACGCTGGCTTCAACTATCGGAAGTCAACGTAGCACTTGACGGTCGCGGCACCGCCAGTGGTTTCGATAGCGCGACCGAACACAGCGAACGAGTCCGTGTTGCCACCAGCAGCGGGCTTGCACTTGCCTGCGCCACCACTGGTGCTGACGAGGTTGTTGCCGTTGGTCACAGCCACCGCACCCAGGACCTGGGTCTCACCCTTCACGATGATCCAGCCGTACTTGCCGGTGGGGATTTCGTGGTTGGCGATGCCGATCAAGTTGATCAGCTCGGTGATGTTGGACGCAGACGAATCAGTTGCCTTGTAAGAGGCAGTGCTCGAGCTTCGCTTGAGCAGCGCATTGGCGGTGCAGCCGCCATCCGACTCAACAAAGAGCCAGGTGCGGTCACCCTGAAGGGACTCGTCTGCGACCAGCTCGTCGGCTGGCTGCACAAACACAGAACCAACCGGGTAGACTTCGCTGGCGTACACGGTGGTTACGGAATCGGTCTTGACGCGGTTGCCATAGGCCATGGGATTCTCCGAATCTAAATATAGTAGCAGATGAGGGGATGAGGGAGCCGGCAATCCGGCCCCCTCGATTCAGGTTCAGCCCTTGCCGCCAGCAACACAGCCGTGTGCGGGGAGCTTGGTCGAGATGAGGTTGGCCTGCATCGAGAAGATCGCGGTCACGACATCCTGGTCACCAACGCGCTCAGTGAACTGAGACATGGTGGGAGCCTCCATCGTCGGCATCTCCAGATAGTCCGTGTTCAGGATGTAGGTGACGCCCTGATCGGGACGTGGAGCGCCGCCGCCGGGGTTGGTGAAGTCGGCCGTATCGAGATCGATGGACGAGTACACCTTGGCCAGGCCGAGGCTCAGCTCAATGGTGTTGCTGTTGTTGTCCACACCATCCTGCACCGTGTTGACGTTGATCCGGAAGTTGTTGGCCTGGTTCTCCTCAAACTGGGTGTAGGTGTCCTGGTCCATGTAGACCAGGTCCGGACCCTTGCCCATGCCGCCTGCGTAGTGAGCACACTCGCGGTACGACTTGCGGAGGACCGAGATGTCGAAGGCGGTACCAGCCATGTCACCGAACTGGTTGAAGTGGAAGTAGCTGTTGCTCTTTGCCACACCCTGAACGGTGTCCGTCTGGTTGGCCGGAGTCGCAAAGTCAAGAAGACCGTTGGTGACGCCAGTACCGATGCCGGTGGAGACCTGACCGTTGAGGCTCAGGAAGCCACGAAGCTCAGAAGTCTGGAAGACGATGCCGCGAGACACGCCGATCAGGAAGTACTTGTTGATGTCGGCCTTGACACCGTCCATCACGGTCTTCGGGTACTCCTCGATGAGGCGCATGATGGCAAGCTTGCCACTGCTCATCAGGAGCTCCTTCTTCGGGATGTTGACCGCGACCACGATCCGGTGGGGCTCCACCTGGAACTTCTTGATCTGCTGACGACGGGTCATGTTGAGGAGCTCGTCGCCGACATAGATGCCGACACCGCGAGCGGGGGCGCCGCCAGTGAAGGAGCGCTCGATCAGGGAGCCGCCCTCCATCGGCATGCGGGCCTTGCTGTCAAGGGCCTCAAACAGCTCGTTGGAGCGGACGAAGGAGTTGACGAGGGGACCACGCAGGTCTGCGAAGGTCGTGTTCAGGACTTCGGTAGAGATAGCCATTTTGAGTCTCCGGTCGGGCAGAGCAGAAACAGCTCACCGACCACATAGTGGATGGGTTGTAGAGATGCTGTGTGCCTGCCCGTGTACGGTCTTCAGAGGACTCTTTCGAGCTGTCCTACCTGCGGGTGCAATATTGTTGTACTGACAGATTCTGTCCGCGTCAAGACTATTCCTTCTTGCTGTCCTCAGCGGACGATGGGGAAGGAAGGGCAGCCTGAGGCCTCAACTTGTCGCGGGCAGCCACGGCCTCATTCAGCTGAGCCCTGGTCGGTGGCACTCCCTGATTGGCGGCAGCGTACTGATCCTTGACCGCCTTGCGATCTTTTCGGCGACGGTACATCGTGCCAACGATGTCACCGATGTTTGAGTAGATGAGCTCATCGGCAGAAGAGCTGACCGGACCGGTGGTGCCCTTGCCCCCAGCAGTCTGGGGCGCATCCATCGCCAAGGTCTGCTTTGTGTAGAAATCAAGGAGAGACATGTAAGTTCCTTTATTATGGGCTGCTGCATTTAGCATGCAGGCCTACTTGTACTTCTTGCCCTTATGCAGCCCATGCTTGGCGAACTGCTTGCCCTTCTTGGTTGCCTCGCGCTTCTTGCGCGTAGCTTCCGCAAGCTTCTTCTTGCCCTTGCGGCTCTTCATGAGGCCCTTGATGACCTTCTCAGGGGCGTAGACCTCTCCTGTCTCGGACGACTTCTTGCCCGAGCGGGTCCGCCACTTCTGCTTGGTCCACTTGACCAGGCTGCGCTGTTCCTTGGTCAGGGCCATCAGCTCTTGAACCCCCCGCCCGCATCCTTGTACTCCTTGGCCAGGAGCTGGGCCTTGCGCGCGGACCACTGGCAAGACTTCGTCCCATGCGTGTTGCGAGCCAGGATGCGCTTGAAAATCTTGAGCCGGACACCAGGCTTGGTGTACGTCTTCTTGTACCGCTCAAGCTTCTTCTTGTCCTTGGCTTTGTCCTGGGGGCACTTGGCCATGGCTACCTCTTGCTCTTCACGACAGACCGAAGCATCTTCCGGCGCCCGCCCTTGCTCTTCTTGTCTGCCGCTTCCATCTGCCGAACGATTTTCTTGGCCTGAGAGTAGCCTGCGTCGCCACCCCAGAGCAATGAGGCGACGTAACCCTTGTCCTCATGGGGCTTCTTTCCAGGATCAAGCTTGCGATTCTTGGCGTGGCGATCATGGTAAGCCTTGACCCTCTTCCAGGTCTCCGAGCTCAAGGTCTTGCGGTTGGCCATATTCGACGCTCGCTGAACGCCTGAGCCGATGCCCTGAGCCTTTGCCTGCTTCGCGCTGAGTCCCGCCTTGCCGCTCTTCGGCTGCTTGCGACGCAGCTCCAAGCCCCGCTTCGCAGCAGAGGCAGTGGACTGCGACGGCTTCATGTTGATGTGGTCGTACTTGCCCATAGCTACTTGTTCTTGTTGCGAATCTTGTCCAAGGTCTTGGCCAAGGTGAGCTGTCGCAGGAGGCGTCGCTTGGCTGGAGGGAGCTTCTTGTCGCCCTTCGCCTCCTCCTGCAAGGCCTTTTGCTTGGCATCAATCTCGTCTTTGGGGATCTTCTCGCCCTTCTTGACGCCCATCGCCTTTCGCAGCGCACCAGGGCGCTTAATGGCCTTGCTGATGAAGTCCTTCTTGTCGGGCACAACGCACCTCTTGTATGGACAGATGGTCAGTGATACCGTGACAGCATGGTAGCACAGAACCCCGACTCGCGCCGTCCTGCGCTGTTGCCCAACGGCGCCAACCTCCATGAAGCAGACGGCCTCAACATGGTCAAGGTTCGGGCGCTGTTCAGCACCCCAGACGCCTTTGTGTCCATGTGCCAGATCGTGAAAGAGGACGAGTCGAGCGGCTATCTGACGCCGACCCTGACTCAGCGAAAGGTCCTGAGGGCTTTTTCACAGAACCGTTGGCTGCTTGTGAACAAGTTCAGGCAGGCCAAGATCACGACTATCAGCGTGATGCTTCTGCTTCGCGACTGCATGTATCTGTCGGGAGTCAAGGGGCTGCTCATTGCAGAGCGCCAGGACACCGCTGAAGACATCTTTGAGCGCATCTTGTACGCCTACAAGCGGCTTCCCAAAGATGTGCAGATGCCTCTGGCGAAGGGACGGAAGGCCGGCACCACCCAGATTCACTTTGAGCATGGCGGGTCCATCAAGATCCTGACCGCAGGTGGCCGGTCTCCTGCCATTGGCCGCTCGGTGGACCGCCTGATTATCACGGAGTTTGGTGAGGCTCAGTGGCAGAAGAAGGCCGCCATCAACATCTTCCCAACTCTCAACAAGCGCCCGAACGCTCGAGTCATCCTGGAGTCCACCCCTGGCCGGGCAGGCTCACACCATGAAACCATGTGGCGCAACGCCCTGGAGGGTCGGGGCCGATTCCATCCGCTCTTCCTCGAGTGGTGGCACGACGACAGCTGTCAGGTGGATTTCACCTCGGGGTTTGAGCCCACGAACCAGGAGCGGGAATACCTGGCGCAGCATCCTGGGATGAGCATGAACCACCTGGCCTTTCGCCGGCTCTCCCTGGAGACGGAGATGGCTGGAGACCCCCGCCTCTTCTCGTCGAAGTACCCGTCAAACGCCTATGATGGTTGGATTGGTAGCCTGGCTCCGGTCATGCCTTCGGAGCTCCTGCAGCCGCTGCTTGATCGAGCCATTGTAGATCCAGAGATTGGGCCCGCAGGCGTGCGCGAGATTGAATCTCCACACCCGAATGGGTCGTACTTGATTACCGCTGACCCTGCTGGCTTTGGAGGCTCTGGCGACAAAAGCGCCGTCACTGTCTTTGATGCCATCAACCGGCGCGAGGTGGCGTTCTGGGAGGACCGAGAGGCCCCTGATCGATTCGCTCGCCGGCTGCTGCGAATCCAGAAGCGGTACAACAATGCTTTGCTGGTGGTGGAGTCCAACGCGACCGCGTGCATCACGCTGCTGAAGGAGTCGGGGACCCGGAGGCTGCTGTGGACCAACCGCAACCACCCTGGTTGGTATGCGACTGAAAAGCGCATCCAAGAGGCTGAGGCCAAGCTTGTGAAGATGCTTCGCGATCAAGACCTCCTGTTGCGAAGTCGCGGGCTCCTCCACCAGCTCCTCAACTATGACGGGTCTCGCAAGAGGCGGGTGAAGGGCCTCGACGGCAGCACGCACCACTTTGACCGGGCGCGAACTGCGGTCATGGCTGCTGATGTGTTGAGCCGCCGCAACTTCACCCCGACAGGTCTGCGAGAAGAGGCTCGCGAATACGTGCCTGGCCGCGTTACCATCGGGGACCTCGACAAGCTTCGCAAGGGCAAGCAGCGTGAGTTTGCCCGCCCTGTACCTCGTGAATGGATGTAGTCATGGCTCAGCGCGAAGACATCGACGAGATGCTGCGGCAGCGCATGCAGCAGGCGAGGGCAGAAGACTACAAGGAGAGGACGGCGCAGACATCTGCAGTACAGGGCCTTGGCAAAGCCGCCGCCACGGAGGCCGCGCAAAGGACTGCCAAGAAGAGTGTGGCCAAGGCTTTGGCTGGAGCCGGGGCAAGAGCCGCTGGAGCCAGAGCTCTGGGCAGGCTGGTCGGAGGCCCTGTTGGGGCGGCCATGATTGAGTCCTACAATGCCCTGAGCGCGTTGAGCGATGCGAGCAAGCCAATCACATCGGCTCGATTCCTTGCGCTGCATCAGGGCCCTATGGAGAAGCTCCCGCCATCCTTGTCAGAGCTCCTTACGGACGAGGAAAAGGAAACCCTGCGAGCAGAAGGCGCCCTTATCGATAGGGGCGGCTCCAACCAGCGCCGATCACCGCAGAAGGGATCGAAGTCGCCAAACTACTCTCGAGGCCGTTGATGCCCCCGAAGCTTTCCAATCTGATTGATCGCCATGAGCGGTACTACAAGCGCAACGAGAAGAAGGACTTCGACAAGGCTCGACGGTTCTACCGGGGCGACTTCTACTCTGTGAAGAGAGCTGAGTCTGAGGGGGTAGACCGCCTCCTGCTCTGCTCAAAGAACTTGATCTACGCCATCGCTGACACTGCAGTCAGCAGCCTGCTGGGGCCCAACCCTCAGGTCGCTTGCGTGCCGCGCAACCCGCGCTCACAAGAGGCGATGATGGCCGTAAACGGCCTCGTGGAGTTTGTTTTCGACGAAAACAAGATGCGTCGTCGGTCGGCAACCGCCTTGATTGACTCGGTTCTGTGCAAGCGCGGCATCTTCAAGACAGGATGGAACTCGGAGAAGGACAGGCCGGTCATCAAGACGGTGGACCCCTCGCGGCTGTTCTTCGACCTGACGGTTCGCGACGTCGATGACATCAGCTACTGGATTGAGGTGACGGTCATCTCCTACGAGGAGTTCAAGGGCCGGGTCGCCTCGGGCGTCTACCAGATCCCCCAGAACGCTGACATCCGCCCTGACCGGTATCCTTCGTGGCTGGTGTCCGAGACCCAGAAGGGGGACGTCCAGACGGTGCGAGACGCCTTCCAGTGGGTGACGGTCTACGAGTACTACAACGTCGATAGCGGGATCGTTCAGCACTACGTCAAGCAGGCCAACGCCGTCGTCTTTGAGGACAAGATTGACTACGTGCCCTACTCGATGTTCAGCCTCAACCAGTCAGGCATTGACTGCACAGGGCTCTCCGAGGTTCAGCTGGTGCTCAACCAGCAGGAGACGGTCAATGACCTGCTCTCGCACCTCAAGGAGATTGCGTACCTGCAGATCCCACGCATCCTCTACGATTCCGGCCGAATCACCGAAGAAGACCTGAACAAGGCCGTGGCTGGCACAACGGGCTCCTTTGTCGGAATCCGCCCTGAGAACAGCGAGGCACTTCGGACGCTCAACACGCTGTTCTTCCCGCTGCCGACGCCGGACACTCCGGCGAGCGTGGTGGCGTTTGTGGACCGGCAGGAGAACGACGCCGCATTCATCTCGGCGCTGGCTGAGGCGGCGCGAGGACAGGTCGCAGGAGCCCGCACAGCGACGGAGATGGCAATCATCGATGCCCAGATGCGGACGCGGCTTGCGACCCGTGAGGGGCACCTCAACGACGCCATTGAGGACGTTGGGCGCAAGGCCTTCTACCTGATGCGGAAGTACATGAGGGGCGAGAAGATGGTCCGCATCTCTGGGTCGCAGCAGTGGCAGGCCGTGTCGTTCCAGACACTGCAAGACGTGGACATGGACTTCAAGATGGTGTCCTACAACCCGGTCCGCAAGAATCCTGCGGTCATGGTCGAGGCCATCATCCAGATGCTGCCGTTCCTGTCGCAGAACCCCAACATCGACTTCCAGACGCTGACTGAACAGGTCGTAGCTGGGCTTGGGTTCCCCGCCCGCATGGTGAAGACCCAAGAGCAGATCCAGCAAGAAGAGCAGGCCGCGATGCAGCAGCAAGAGCAGGCCATCATGGCTGAGCAGCAGCGCTCCTTGGGCGGGGCTGCTGCAGGCGCGCCGGCCCTGGCCGCAGAGGCGATGGCGCAGGATGAAGCGATGGCTGAAGAGGCCCTCGCAGCAGAGGCTGCCGCTGCAGAGGGTGGAGCGGCACAGAACCTACCGCCCGAGATTGCTGCCCTGCTGATGGCGGGTAGCGCACCCCAGGAGGGCTGATGCCTGTTGCAGACTTCATGTGTGACTGTGGATACGAAGAGGACACCCTGATTTTCAAGGTCGGGCAGTACCCCCCGTGCCCAGAGTGCGGAGAGACCTTGAAGCGCGACTACCGCTACGGGGTCAACATCGGCATCCGAGGCGGAGGATACGGCTCGTTCACGCCGATCGACATGGGCGTCCTGGGGATGTGCGACACGAAGGAGAAGTACGACCGGGCCTGCGCGGTAATCCGCCAGCGCTATCCGGGCGCCGAGATCAACGTGACCCGTGAATCGGACACGCAGAAGCTGACGCGCATCGAGGAGCACAAGCACAAGGTCGAGGTCGCGCGACGCGCGAAGGGCATCGACAATCAGGCCCTGGCGAATGTGCGGTCAGAAATCGACCGGGCGACCCGAATGGGTACGAGGGGCGATGAGATGACGAAAAAGAGCGCCAACGAGCTCATCAGCCCGAGCAACAACTCGACCGCTCCGCGCCCTGCCGCTCTCGCGGGAAAGAGCCGTGTCCTTGCTTAGCGATCCCAGGCTCCCAGAATGCTCGCTGAGAGCCAAGAAGGCTCGGCGCGTGCTCCGGAAGGTGATGGATGACGCCATCATAGACAGCGTCTGGTATGAAGATGTTGCCCGTGGACTTCGGTTCGCACTTCCCAGGAAGCTGTTGTTGGCTCTTGGACCGGAAGTAGCCTTTGAGTGGGCGCTCATGAGGCAGGAACAGAATCAAGCTGCATCATGACAACTGGCAAAGAATCAACCAACATGGTAACGTGAGGATCGAAATGGCAAACGAAATGATGGCTGGCAGCGACAAGGCAATGATCCCCTCCCGGGACGTGAAGCCTGAGATGGACAACCTGGAAAGCATGCTTGCCGCCGTGGCAAATGCCGGACCTGAGGGCGCCCCTGCAGGGGAGATGGCCGCAGAGGGCATGGCCATGGAGGACGCCGAGGGTGCCGCGCAGATGCGTGACAACATGGCGGAAGAGGGCATGATGGACGAGGCGATGTCCGATGACATCCAGATGCTGGCCGACGCGCTGGGCATCGAGGGTGCTCAGGCGCAGGCGCTGATGGATGCTGCACAGCAGATGGCGAAGACCCGTGGCAAGTCGGCCAAGGATTTGGCAGACATGCTGAAGAAGGACTTCTCGCTTCGTATGGAGCTCGAGAAGATCGCGGGCGGTGCTGCTGACCAGATGGCTGTGGAAGAGACCGAGGTCATGGAGACCGAGGCTCCCGCCGAGTAGGAGGCTGTGTGAGCGACGTAAACGAGACGGTTGAGGCCCCTGTCGAAAGCGACGGGGGCTCTTCGGGAGCTGTTGACTCGGGTTCTATGGAATCGAGCTCCATGGACGCGGGCAGCGGCTTTGAGTGGAATGGCGAGGTCGAGTCCTTGGAGCAGGCAGACTGGTTCAACCAGTTGGATGAGCCGGTGCGCCAGGGCCTGATGGGCGGGATTCGTCAGAAGTACAACAACTGGGAGAAGGGCTACACGTCCAAGTTCCAGGAGTTGGCGACGACCCGGACGAAGTTCCGGGACCGTGAGAACCAGCTCAAGGAGCACGAAAAGCGCGTGCAGCGATGGATGTACGGCGACGAAAACCCGTTGGAAGAGACCCGCAGCGAGATGGAGCGGATGAAGGTGCAGCACGAAGCTGCCCTCGGCGCGCTCCGGACGGAGTACGAGAAGGCCCTCGACGACATTCGCAACGCCAGCTCTGGGGAGCTCCAGGATGCGGTTCGTTCTCGCGACGAGGCCGTGGCCAAGATCCAGCAGTTTGAGCAGGCGCGGCAAGCGCAGGAAGAGCAGCAAGTGGAGGCTCAGGTCAATGAGCTTGAAACCTGGCTTGAAGACACCGCTCCCGATGTCGTTGCCAACGACGACGCCTTCTACACTTGGTGTGTGCTCTGTACGGGCGGGGCATCTCCCGAGGATGCAGTGCAGATGGTCCGCGCCAAGTACGGAGCCCCAGCCCCCAAGCCCGAACCCGAGGCTCCGCCGAAGGGTGTTGAGCTGATGAACATGGACGGCGGGCGCACCGGGACGCAGTCGGGCAAGGCCAAGAGCTTTGACGACATCATGGATGAGATGCGCCGGGCTGCCCAGCGCACCGCATTCTAAGCAGGGCCTGCGGGCAGCTACCAGCCGTGCGGGATGATGTGCCCTTCTCCCCACGGTGTGGTCTGCTTCTTGATCGTGCCGCCGTTTGGCCCCTTGTTGGGCCACGGTGAGAGCTCTTCTGCGTCTGGGTTGCGGTTCCAGTAGAACGAGATGTTCTCGCGCCCGGACGTGCCCCACCAACGCTCCCAGCCATGGTTGGTGTAGTAGGTGTGGACGTCTCCCTGGCTCTGCGGAACCATCTCGTTGTCTGACCAGCGCTCCCAGCCGTCAGGCGGCTTGATGAGGCCCTTGCTGTCCAGGTCGAAGGTCGGGACGTTGTCCACTTCCTGTGGTTCTTGAGGGGCTGCATCGGCAGGCTTTTGGGAGGTCGCTGTGGGGGCAGGCTCGGGTTCCGGCTTTTCTGCGGACCCTCCAGTGGACTCCAGGCTCCGAAGGCCACGGACGAGCGCCATGCGGGCCACGGTCGAGCGGGAGACCGAGATGCCCAGCTCGAGAACCAAGGGCATCTGGGCGACGGTCGGAATCATGCTGTCGAGCAGGTCGAGCTCTGACTGGCTGACAGGGACGTAAAGCTTCTTCTGAGTGGACGTGGTCATCTTGCCTCCGGGGGGAGTATAACACGGACACCTTGGTATGGAGTTTTGAAAAAATGCTTCGGTTCCGGAAGGGGGTTCCCGGTAGGTACCATGACGGCTGTCCGCAGGGGTGGCCCCCCCTCCCCCATGGGGGTCGGTGCCTCTCCTACACGCGGGCCCGCGTTGAGGGTGCGGCGGGAGGGGTTGGACTGGTGGCGGGGTGCGCTCCCTTCTCCCTCGCGAGGGGTGGAGGGGTCGACCAGGTGGAGGGGTCGACCAGGTGAGCAGGGGGGGGCAAGATTCCCACCGCCGAAGACCTGCGCTGTGGCGGAGTTCTCGACGGAGTTTAAAACTCTTTCTTGCCGACCTGGTATGGGCGGCTTAGGCCCAGAGGGCCACGGCATGGAGCCACGGCGAACCCACAGTGGAGAAACCATGAGCAAGCGCGAAGACCAGATTGCAACCCTCCTTCAAAGCATCGACGCCCTGGCGGAGGCTCGGGCCACACTGGCCCGGGCGTTCACCGCCCTTCAGTTCACCGCGGGCTCCCTTCAGGAGCTGGAGGCGGTCGAGCCCCCAACGCTCCCCGCGGCCCTCCTCCAGAAGAGCGGCCAGATCCGCGGGGATCTTGAAGAGCTCGGCTACGGCCAGCGGTGGGCCACGATCGAGGTCATGGCGACGATCGAGATCGAGGTCGAAGGACAGTCGATCGAGATCGAGAAGGTGGTCGAAGTGGAGATCGAAAACGTCACCGATCACGTGGACCACGCGACTGTCACCGTCGACCTTGACCAGGCGATCCGGCTCATCGCCTCGATCCTGAGCGATTCGCCTCACGTCGCTGAAGGCCCGATCGCCCACGGTCACGAGATGACCCGCGAGGACGTCGCCGCCGGCATTACCGCGTTCATCCTCGCCGAGATGGACTGAGTCCCCCGGCCCCCTCCCTTCGGGGAGGGGTGCCACCGTCGCCGCTTCGGCCCCTGGAGCTGCGACGGAGGCACCCCGCCTCAACCAACCAACCAAGTGGAGAACACATGGACAACCTGAACGAAACGCTTCTTGGATTCTCGATCACGTGCTTTGTGGCCCTGGCGGCCATGGCCTTTGGGGCTCGCATCACCGACCTCGGTGGCGAGCTCATCTTCCGGGCCCTTCAGGCCCTCTGAACCAACCAACCCGGCCCCCCTTCGGGGGGGCCAACCCAGGAGAGACGACATGAACAAGTTCCGCAACGAGATCGATACCATCGTGGCCACCTTCCCCGCTGAGTTCGGGATCTCGACCCGTGGCGCGCGAGGCCTCAAGTTCCGCATCGATCGGGCGGGGTCGTTCTACGACCGCGGCGTCGGAATCCAGATCGCAACCCAGGTCTGGAGCGACGCCCGGGGGGAGTGGCTCGACTACTCCCGCAGCTCCGTTGAGCAGCTCCGCAGCCTGGTTCGCCCCCTCAAGGGCTGAGCCCCCCCGGCGCTCCCTCCCTTCGGGGAGGGGCGCCACCGTCGCCGCTTCAAGCTCGGAGCTGCGACGGAGGCGCTGCCTCAACCAACCAACAACGGAGAACACAGATGGCCTACCGGCACCGCGCAACCAAGAAAGACCTGGTCCGCCAGGTCGAGCTTATCAACCAGGTCCTTGGACAGAAGCTCGAAGGGTGGACCCGCCAGGAGGACGGGACCCAGATCTGCAACGTCGGGACGTTCGTCCTCGACTACGCCTATGGAGGCGTCGCCCTCGCCCAGCTGGTTAACGACGGAGGAGGCGAGCGCACGATCCTCCCCCGGGGAACCAAGGCGGAGCTCCTGGCGGGGATGCGCGCCTTCCTCACCGGCCTCGCCGAAGGGAGGGCCCGCCAGATCGAGATCGACAACCGGCGGACGCGGGAGCTCCTCAACAAGTCGCGCGCCCTCCGGCAGATTCAGCGCCGGATTGATGGGCAGGATTGGAGCGCCGACACGCTCGCCGCAATCGCCGATGACCTCCGATCTGCAGGTGTCCCGGTCCGCGATCTCACCGACTGACCCGGCCCCGCCCCTCACCCTGCCCCCCTCCCCCTCGGGAGGGGGGCTTCTGCGTTGGGGCCTGGCGACCTGGCGGAGCTCGACCTGGCGGAGCTCGACCTGGCGGAGCTCGACCGCCTGGCGGAGCTCGACCGCCTGGCGGAGCTCGACCGCCTGGCGACCTGGCGACCTGGCGGAGCTCGGCGGCCTGGCGACCTGGCGACCTGGCGGAGCTCGGCCTGGCGACTCTCCCCCCTCCCCAGTCCGGCGGGGGGTGAAAGTCCGGCGGGGGGTGAAAGTCCGGCGGGGGGTGAAAGTCCGGCGGTGGACAGCGGGGTCCGGCGGTGGGGCCCGGACGCGCGAAACCCCCGCCGGGCGAACCGACGGGGGCAGAGGTGAGGCGACGCGGGGTCAGTACGCGGAGGGGATCCTGCTACTGCAATCCTCGCACGTCAGGTATCGATCTTCCCAGTTGGGAGCGGTCTGGACGGGCTTGTCGTGCTCACAGTCGTCTTCCAAGCGACGCACCGCGCAAGCGGTACAGACCGCGGCATTGTCCCGGGTGACATGGAACAAGGGGTAGCCCCCCACGATTGAGTAGCTCCGAAGAGTCAGGCTCACTTGCCACCCCCCGGGACCTTGACCACGGCCACGCGGGTCAAGCGCTTGTACCGGAGGTTGACGGTCGCCCACCCGGCGCCGCGGGCGTCCTGGACGTTGACGTAGCGCCCATGGTGGGGGGAGGACATATCGTTCAGGACGAAGTCCTTGCCCGCCTTGAAGTCGGCCTCGACGGCCGCCTTACTCTTGTAGTCGCGCCCGTAGGCAGGGGTCAGGGTCGGCATAGTAGCTCCACTTGCTATGCGCCGGTTCATCCGGCCTCATTGCTATACCGCGGTGGCAAGGGAGGTGCAAGGGTAGTGCGCAAACCCCCGCCGGGCGAACCGACGGGGGCAACGAGACGAAGTAAGGCTACGCCCGGGACAAGTGAGGGTTGTGCCCAAAGCAGAAATCCACCAGGGAGGGAAGCGCCTCTTCGGCAGCCGCAATCGCGTCCCGGAGCCCCTTAGCGCTTGCCCGGTTGACCGGGTGAACAAACCGGCGGACCCCCTCACGCGGGGCGTACCGGTTAATCACGACGCCCGGGGCCGGACGCACGCGGGAAAGCGGCTGGACGTGGAGGCTCCAACCCCGCCTGCCGGTCCAGCCGCCCTTGTCATAGGTAAGGCTGATGTCGAGTTCCTCGACAGGTTCGGCGCAATCGCGCCCGTCCACGACGGTAATCGGCGGGAACTGGTGGTTATACTTTTTCATGGGGGCTCCACTGTAGGCCGGGGGATCCGGCTCCATCACTATACCACGGTGGCAAGGGGGGTGCAAGGGGCGGCCGCTACCTGGTCCACCTGGTCCACCTGGTCCGCCTGGTCCGCCTGGTCCGCCTGGTCCGCCTGGTCCGCCTGGTCCGCCTGGTCCGCCTGGTCCG